CAATAACTTCTACATATACAACTTCATAAACAGGATTCTTTGTACCTGGTTCATATGCAACTGCTGATCTAATATTTCCAAACTTAAATTGTTTCTTCTTGTGATTTTGTGCTGCCGCCGCAACAAATTTTTCCATTTGAAGATTTTCAATTCCAGCATAAACTAACATTTTTAAATCTTTTTGTAATCCAAATTCAGGGTCGTTAGGTCGATAAACATAAGAAGGTTCAAATATAACTGGGTCACTAATAAAACTATTATATAAGAATTTTTGATCTGCCTTTAAAAAAGGTTTAACAACTAAGTTGCTAAATGTTAAATCATTTGGATCATTAACATTAATGGTGAATGATTTTGTAGTTGCACTAAATCCAAACTGATCTTCAGCTTGTGCTGTGAAGGTATATGATTTATCAATATTAGTAGTATTGCCATCAAGTATTAAATCGTTATTATCAAATACAGTAAGTCCTGAAACTGCAAATTTTTCGTATGGTTCCCATTTAGCACTATCACTAATAAAGTCTAAAGACGATGTATGTGCAAGCAAACATTTATATTTTGCCGTGCCTACTTTAACAATATCGTTTGCAACATAATTCCTTGCAGTTTTCCAAAAGCTACGATAGAAGTTTTCGCCAAACTGTTGTACTTTTCCAAATATTTCTCCGTCAAGTGCTAAGTCTAATCCTGGAGGTAATCTTCCTTGTGTTTTTGTATAACGGACAACAGCATTTGTCACACTAGTAGATGCATCGATACTAAATGTACTTGTTAAGTTTGCATTAATTGTACCTAAAATATTATTGCTTTGCCATGTTATTGTGCTATCTACTTCACCTAATAATTTAACAGTAAATGTTTTATCTTTAAATGCTGAGTTAGTATCTTCTTTACCATTTTCAATAATAGTTTTAGTAAACGTTTCGTTAACTTTTAAATATGCATCTAATGGTTTAGAAAGAGTAATAACATCATAACGGAAATCAGCATTATTAATTGCTGTTATTTCAAATATAGTTCCTTTAATATTAAAAGTTTCATTTAATAATAATTTTAAATCAGGATTCTTTTTAATTCTTAAGATAAACGTATTAAGTTGTTGAGCAGTACCGACACCACTAGCAGGACCAGCAGCAACAAAGTTAGTTCCAACGTTGTTATCTACAGCACCAACTTCAGTAAAATTTGTATTTTCTGTAGTTAAGATTTTATACTGACGTTGTAAAATTAATTTTTTAGCAGGAGTTCTAGTTTGTGGAAATGTTTCTTCGTAAGTAGTAAAACTTAATTGTTTTGTATTATTAGGAATATCAGTATATCGTGTTGCTCTTACAGTAAATTTATATTCTTTAGTAATATTTGGTTGATAAGGTACAATACCAGCAATTTCTCCGCTACCAGAATCTAATTCTGTACCGGGTGGTATAAGGCTTGGTGTGCCGTCGTCATTAAAGTCTTTAAGACTGTAGTTAACAAATCCAACAATAGAGTTAGAATCAATAATATCTAAGTACATTGTAAGGAAGTTGTTTGCTCTACGATACCCTAAGTCTGCTGGAGTTAACCATACTGGAGTTCTAACATGAGAAGCATCTGAACTGAACAATGTGTTGGCCGCTTGCATAAGTGTATTATCTGCACGTAAAAAATCATCTCCAACTACAAATACTCTAAATAAACGTTTTTCAATAGTATCACCGTCTGATACACTTACACGAAATTGATAATTCCTGTTTAGTTTTTTTGGTGACTTGGTAGCAATACTCTTATCATAAAACGCTGTGTCGTAATAAAAACTGTCATACCCATTTGCACTACGCACTCCAAAATCAAACGGAAATGTTCCATATGGGTTACTGTCATAGTATCCGCTTTCAGCTAATACGTCAATAGCAAGTACAGGGTCAACAACACCTACTAGCCTGCCATCAGTTGTTAATTTAATGCCAGGTGGAAGTTCTCCGTCACCACTTGCAATAAAATATTCTAAAGTTTGATTTGCTTCAATGTCGCTATCATTTGCTACTAATTGAAAATCAATAGGACTATTATCAAGTATATAAAATGCATCGTTATTGCCAACAGACAACGATCCTGCACTAGTTTCCCATATTGGTTTATCAGCACCATTTACATTTATTCTGAAAGTTCTATCATCAATTTCTGTATCTTTAGATGCTCTAATTACAAATTTAAATTCTGTTTCTCTAGCAACTTCGAGAGGAGTACCTTGGATAGTATGTTGTTTAATTTGTAAGCCAGGAGGTAGTATACCGCTTATAACTTCTAATGTTGCGTCAGGATCAACAGTTAAATCTATTGGAAGTAATTCAGCAGAGCGCGATTCTCCTTCTCGTTCTGCTCGAAGAGTCTTACCTTCTTCAATACTTCGAAGACTAATATTATTTTTTGCTGTCCACAATGCCATACAAGGTTCCCTTTATATAGCAGTATTTATCGAAAAATTAGATGTTGATAGTGCCAAGATCTAAACTTACATTAACGCTATTGCCACTAATCGTCCCAAAGTCAACAGTAGTTGTAGCAAATAGGAAGTCCCATAAGTTTGTTACTGTTGTAGGTGTGATACCATTGAAGTTCCAACTATTAGATTCTTGTCTAAAGTAGTTGAGATCTCGTATATCAATATTGTGTACATTCCCTGTAAGGTTTCCGGTAAAATTTGCTGCTACTGTTGTTGCGTCTATTAATCCAACGTTACCTAAATTATGTCCGTTGGCATTGAGAGCTGCTGCTAGTTTTGGCGCTGTGTCATCTTCTAGCTTAGTTAAAGCAGATGAATCAATTCTAATGTTGTTGCCATCTCTAGTTGTAGTGATTGATGTTCCGCCTTGTATAGTAAACGTAGTATCTTCGACTACGACTAAACTTCCGGAGTCTGCTGCAACTATAAACTGTGTTACACCAGCATCAACATTAATTGTTAAGTTATTACTATCTGATGATAATGTTACATTATTGCCGCCTACAAGTGATTTAAATTGTAGTTCTGCTTCGCTTTTACTAGAGTATAACCCTTCGCCTGTGCCAAGATTTACAACAGTAGTTGCTTCTGGTGTCCTAGTATCTAAGTCTGCAAAGTTATAAACAACTTTGTCAAATGCTTCTCTTAAGTCGTCACCAGTACCGTCGTTTGCTACGCTACCAAGGTTTATAGTTTTTAGTGCCATGTTTGTCTCCGCTTTACTATATTTATTATAAACGTCCTACAACTACTTCAACAACGCCTCTACCATCGTCATCTTTAGTTCCTACTGCTTTACCAATTACAGTTCCTAGTTTAGGATCATTATCAACGATAGCATACCCTGGAATTGCACTAGTTACAAGCATGTCACCTTTTTCAACAGTACCAATAACATTACAAGGAACACGCCCTGTTAACGCTAGTTCAATGACAGTATCACCTTCTAGTTGATTATTCATCAAGTATGCAGGATCAGTTGACACAACACCTGCAATCTTACGATCACCTTTGGTATTTGTTGTAGTAACTTCTTGGTCACCACCAAATACTACAACAGTTCCGGGCTCATAAGCTTCGTCGCCTACATATTTTTCTGCCAAGTCAGCGTAGTTAGCTGATGAAGCATTACCTTCTAAATTACCAACAAATGTTGTAGTTGATAGTCTATTTGAACTTGGATTATAAGTTAAGTTAGCCGTATCATTGTATATAGATTCGCTGTTACCTGCTGAGTCTGTAAATACAGGATAGTATGTTCCAGCTGTGTTAATGTTTGAAACTTTCATAGAATCAGCTGTGCCAGCTGTAACTGAGCTTAAATCTGCAGTAATTGTTCCACTTGCAAGATCAGTGCTGTCAATACCAGTGCCTGCGGTAAACTGACTTACAATATCAGTAATTCCGTAACCTGCTACTGTAGTTGGTTTGCTTGACACATTACTAAACGCAACACCGCCTGCTGTGCCACTAACATTACCAGTAACATTACCAGTCAATGCACCAGTAAATGTTGCTGCTGTTATATTATTTGTACCAACAGTTAAATCACCACCAAGTGTAGTTGTGCCTGTGCTTGGATTAAATTTGAATTCAGTAGCAGTATAGAATGTCTGTTTAGCTCTTGAACCACTAGCTAAGTTTGATGTAACAAACGTCATATAATGATCAGCATCAACAGCAGTTGTTTGTTGTGCTGTTCGTAGTTGTTTTGCATCGTCTGCAACGTCCACACCACCTGTTAATGGTCCATTAAATTTACCATAGAACACAGTAGCAGCAGCGTCTGTACCAGCTTGTACTGTACCTACATCAACAATTATATTACCACTACTATCTTTGATATCACCATGATGTGTACCATAGTTATCTGTAATGTATGCTTTAGCCCAATAGTCATCACTTTGACCAATTGTATTAGTGCTACTTGAAACAAAGTCTACGCTTGCACTAATTTCATCACTAACTATAAGTTTATTTGATACTGTGCCTGCGCCACTTGCTGTAGCAAACACAATGTTACTTCTTTCGGTTGTATTTGTTACGTTGGTAGCGTTTGCTGTGATAGTTGCTTTTATTTGATCTAAATCTGTTGGTGTTGCACCATTACTTTGGAAAGTAATAACACCTAAGTCGTCACCTATTTCTGGCGTATCAGTTGTCTTCTGTA